TTTAATTTAACTTTTTTTAAGTTAAATTACTCTAGTCCCTCCTTATATTAACGATTCAATTTATTCGCTTTGTACTGCTTATAAGGATCATTATCATCAGACCGATATCTGATATGATTCATTCCTTTGTCTTCTTCTTCATCACTTTCAGAATCACTTTCAGAATCACTCTCAGAATCACTCTCTGATTTTTTTCCAAAGCCTAAAGGAGCTGTTGACAATTTTTTGTTGTATTTATCAACCCATCTATTATAGACATTTTTTTGGACTTGCTTTCTGCCAGTTGTCTTTAAGGGATAGTAGTCAACTTTTTCGGCAAATTTTCGTAGCTCTTCATCACTCAATGAAGTCAAATATGCGTTCGTTGGTTTGGTATCGATCACAGATTCTGATTTAGTACTAAAGCCTCTTGTAAATTTATCTTGTATCGCATTCATAGTTCTCAAAATACCCTCTTTCTCTGGTTCATTTAAAGTAGACACATTCAGTAAATCTATTATTTCCATAAAAATAGCCTTCCTTTCTTCAAAATCTTTAGTTGTATCAGCTTTTGATAGCAATCTATTTATTTCTGCATCATCTGATTCTGATCTTTTTCTCTCTTCAAAAGGTTTAACGTACTCTTCAATCATTTTTACTTCATCTGTATCGTCAAACATCGGAAGTTCATCTAAACCTAATTTCAAATCATCATCTCGAGCTTTAAATAGATCTTCTCTGTTCTTTGCATAATCTTCTCTTACAGCGTTAAGGTCATTTTCAATCTTATCATTATATTCAGAATCTAATTTGAAATCTTGGTCATACCCAAAATTTCCTCTGATCTCTTCTCTCAACTGCTCTAAAACATTCTTTCTATTTTCTAAATTTTCAATGACTATCTTTGTATCATTAATTTGTGAATTAAAACTGATAGGATCATCTGCTCTTAATCGTTCAACATAATCTTCTAAGATAGGTATTTTATTTCCTATGATATCGATTTGGCTTTCCAGATCTTCTATGTTTTTAGCATTTTCTTTCAATCGACCATAGGAGCTGGTAAATCGAGATTGAATCTCTTTTGGCAATTGTTTTTTCAAATCATCTATATTGTTTAATTTAATTCCTAATTCACTTTCAATATTTTGAATTCTATTTTGAAAATCAGAAGAGGGGAAATTGAACGTTCGTTTCACCTGAACATTTTTAAATGATTTTTCAACTTCATTTCGAAATTCCTCTGGTAAGTTACTGATTACAGATCGCATTTGTGAACTGATTTCTGATTGATCAACAATTCGAAATTCAGAAGATCTTAATTGTTGTTGTATTGATACATATGCCCCTAAGGAATTAGAAATATCTTGAACATAACCTTTGGGACGACCTGCTTCTAATATATCTTGAATTAATTTCTCTAATCCATAAGCTAAGCTGTCAATATTGATAGATAGATCTTGTGTTTTTATTTTCAAGGCATCCTGACTCTGTCTCGATAAAGACGGAGTTTTATAAAGTCTCACAATTTGATTCCATAAAGAAGTCACATCTGATATATTTATAACGTTGACTAATTTAGCATTAAAATCGCCTTTAGAATCAGTCATAATTAGCTCTAAACCAGCAATTTTACGAGTTAAATTGTTGTTTAACTCTTCAACCAGTTTATCAACAGATACTTCTACATCCAGATCTCTGAATCTCTTTGGCGTTTTATTATCATCTCGAATTGTTGTCTTATTTCTCAATTGTCTACTGATATTGTAATCTGCATCAAGAACTTCTCGAATTTGTTTATCTCTTAATGACATTTATTAATAGAAAAAAAATAGTTTACTTTTACTTTTTATAAGTATGTTTAGCTTGTTGCATACACTCTTTCAGACTAAGATTGGGATGACTTGACCGAAAAGCTTTTAAATGTGCTTGCCATTTTTGTAAAGCGGGTGGTAAGCCTTTCTTTCCACCTGAAGCTCCTGAACCCATACTTGAACTCGGAAGGTTTGCTTTAGGAGGTAAGCCTTTTTTCAATTCTATCAAAGGTTTTTGAGGTTGTTGTTGTTCTAATTCAGTATAAGTCATCTTTTTTCCTTTCCCTTTCATTTTTCGTTTGACAGCGGAAATAATTTTCTTATCTTCTAAACTCAATTTCCCAGCTCCTAATCCTATTTCTTTTGGTTCTACTCTACGATCTCTGACCGGTCCAGTTGGAAATCCTGAAGCTTTCATTTCTTTTTCCTCCTTTGCTTCTGCTTTACGATCAGCTAAAATAGGATGATATTCAGCTGTTTTCATTCCCAATCCAATTGTATTTTTTGCTGAAGAATAAGTCTGATTTAACCCTTCGACTCCTTTATCAGCAACACCCACAACTTGTCTTGCTAAATTTTTATAAGTATCGGGATTGACCAGATCACTAAAAAAATCGCCACCACTCATTCCCCTTCCAATTTTAATACTATTCCAAAAATCTTTATTAGCCAGATCACCCAAAGTAAAATCCCCTCCTTTCATTTTCATCTTGTAATGTTTACCGCTTCCCCTTTTTAAAGAAATTTTAGCCCACCAACTAGGATCAGCGAGATCTTCTAATTCAAATTCTTTACCGCCATTCAAGTGTTTTCCACCACTTGATCCGTAGCCTAATGCTTCTAGGCCGGCTGCCAAAGGTAACCCCCCTGTGGCTGCGAAAAGAGGTTTCAAAATATATTTAGCCCCTGGTTCGAATGACATATTGAATCCCGTCTTAAAATCTTCCCAGAAATCTCCTCCACTCATCCCTCGTCCAATCTTGATTCCTTTCCAAAAATCTTTATCACCTAAATCGCCTAAAGTGAAGTCTCCACCACTCATTCTTTTGTCTTTCATATAATTTCCAATATCACTCAGTTGAGAATCACCCATTCCCATTTTAGGCATCAATTTAAATTTCATACCTCCCGACGACCCACTACCTCTTGAAATTTTAATCCCTTTCCAGAAATCAGAATCACCTAGGTCGCCCAATTCAAATCCACCTGATCGATGGGGGGTATGAAGACCTCTTCCTATACTGATACTTTTCCAAAAGTTGGGATCAGCAAGATCACCCATTGTGAAGTCTTGTGCACCACCAGACGAACCTCGTCCGATTTTGATTCCTTTCCAGAAATCACTATCCCCGAGGTCACCAAGACTAAAATCGCCACCAGACATACCCCGTCCAATTTTGATTCCTTTCCAAAAATCACTATTACCAAGGTCACCAAGACTAAAATCACCCATACCTTGTCTCTCATTTTTTAAGTCTTCGTCAGTCAAACCTAAAATTGCTCCACCTTTGATACCTTTTTGAAATCCATCTCCTCGATCTCTAAAAGTCCCATAAGCGAATCCTGATCTGAGATCTACGTCGGGGTTTCCACCAGAACCCACTTGCTGTCCTTCTTGGGTTTGAAAAAATTGATCTGGTACTTTTCGATCGTGATCCTTATTAGCCGACGCGTATTTCATATTACCCATCATTACAACTGGATTAGTTGCAATGTAGTGCTCTTGGCCTCTGCGATGTAAATCGGCAATCATTCGATTATACTCATTGTCTATTGGCATTTATTTATAATGGAAAATTAAATTTTTTAATTTATAAATGGACGAGAAAAACGATACTAGCTGGGATTGTTCGCATACTACAAGGGAATGTTTTATATACATTTCTCAACTTGTCGTTTGTCTTATTGTTATCTTAACCTCTATTGTAAATCTCTCTCTTAATTATAATGAGAAAAATCAAAATATATGGTTAATCCTACTATCAAGTTGCCTAGGGTATATTTTACCATCTCCTTCAATGAAAAAGAATTAAGAATTTTTTATATCTATAATATAAATATGAGTATCCAGATCCATAATAAATACTCAACGAGTCAGCCGTTTCATATCTATTATGATCTTCAAATGATAAATAACAACACTGGAGCTCCAAATACGGCACCGGTAAATTTCACCTACCAAGAGACTCGTAATAGTCCTTTTTTAGATTGTCCCAGTAATTATTTTATGTCTGTTGTCCGCTTTCAAGTACAGACGCCAACTTTACCCGTATTTATCCCTCAAATGCTGTTAGGTCAATCTGATGTTAACAAAACAGCATATAGTATTACATTGAGCTATACTTACTTAGGAGTTGTCTACGATTTTCAGCAGTATATATCCTATATCAATTACGATCTTGTTGAACCTGCTCCAGCCTCTCTTTCATTATCTACTATTACAAGTCAATATTACTATGTTTATAGTTATCAACAATGGGTTGGAATGATAAATAATGCCTTCATTTCAGCACACGCTGGGTTGAACGCTCTAGTTGTTTCTGCTGGGGGAACTCTGCCTTCAAATAAGCCTCCATTTTGCCAATTCGATCCTTACAGTCTATTGATGACAATAAATTCAGATATCTTAGGTTATAACCAAAGTTTAGCAAGCCCCATTAGAATTTATTTCAATTCGGCCTTATATTCTCTATACTCAAATTTTCAATGGACTTTCTCTGCCTCTGGTTATAATACTAATTTAGGAAAAAACTTCCTATTGACGGTTGAAAATAATACATTTTCGAATGTATATGTAGTTCCCGCTACTCCTACTTGGAATGCTTTACAATCCTATCAAGAAGGTTCTACAGCGTCTCTACTAAATCCTGTCGAGTCTATCGTTTTTACTTCGGGTTTGTTACCTGTAGTCAACGAGAATGTAGGTTTACCTAGTTTAAATCAAGCCGGTCTCTCAAGTAGTAACGGTAATAACAGTAATATCAGTCCTATTATAACTGATTTTCAGGTCCCTTTATCAGCTCTAAATCGATATTTGCCTGATATTCAGTATACCCCAGCTGGAGAATATCGTTTGATCGATTTATACGGAGACAGTCCTTTGAGTCGATTTGAAGTATCTGTATTTTGGAAAGACACTTTTGGTATATTGCATCCTTTACTATTAGGCCCTGGTTGTTCTGCTAGTATGAAAGTTATGTTTCGTAGGCGTGACTATGCCTCAGGAAAACTTTTTGGAATGTAAAAAAAATGGAATGTAAACCAATTTGTAAAATAAAAAAAAATATTTTTTATCCTATATATAAATGTCTAATGATTTTCATAAAGTGTTAGTGAAAGATCCCCGTTTGATGGTTTCAGATCAAATCAGTTACGCTGTTCATAGGGGAGGCCAGAATATGACCTCATCAACCTACAACGCTATTACGGCATCCAGTAGTAACGTTGTTTTCAACATTCAGGTGCCTTCGGAACAAACACTAATTGACCGCAGAGTTCTCTGGAGAGCTACAATCGTTCTAAAACTAACTACTTCTGTAGCTGTCCCTCTCGGTCAGTCTCCTTTAAACTACGGTGTTGCTGATGCTTTATCCCCTTTTCCTCTTCATCAATTATGCTCTGTAATGACCTCTACCATTAACAATAATTCAGTTTCAATCAACATCCGAGATGTTCTTCCCGCTTTGCTTCGTTTTAACGATTCCAGAGAATTACAAAGATACAACGGGACTACTCCAGTTGCTTTTGATACCGTGGGTGAATACTCTGGAGCTGTTGGAACTCTTATGAACCCCCTTGGTTCTTGGGGTAATTCAGCTGACAATGACTTGTGTCAAAGAGGCTCTTGGGTTTTGGATGGTATCTTTTCAGATTCCACCGCCACCACTCCTCTCACAAATGCTGGCGGAATTGCTCAAGGAACTGCTTTTTATGTTCAATTTTCAGTAGCTGAGCCTCTATTGTTATCGCCTTGGATTTTTGCCGATCCTAAATCAAACTGTCAAGCTATTTACGGTATTCAAAATTTGAATTACGTCTTCAACTTTGGCGATGGATCTCGAGTATGGCGATCTGCTGGTCAAAATATTGGGGCTAACGGAAGTTATGTATCAACGACTACTTTACCGTCTATTCAATCTGTCAGTAACTGTCAATTGGTGTTCAACTTTTTGACCCCTCACCCTGACGATTTAATGCCTTCGAAAAATTGCGTTCCATTTTATGAATTGCCTCGTTATATCTCTCAAGTTTCATCTTCTAGTGCAACAGCTTCTCAAGTTGTTAGCAGTGCATTTCAACTTCGATCGAACAATATTCAATTGAATCAAATTCCAGATAAATTAATCATTCAAGTACGAAAACCTATGGGTTCTCAAGTCCCAACTGATCCTGACTGTTTTTTATCCCTTTCCGCTGTATCTATTAACTTTAACAACCAATCTGGTATTCTCGCAAGTGCTACTCAACAAGACTTATGGCGTTATTCTGCTGAAAATGGGTCTAATCAGTCTTGGTTGGAATTTTCTGGTTATAGTAATTGCCCTGGAGGACCTGCTAATTTTGCTGGACGTAAACAAGCTATGTCTGGTTCTTTATTAGTATTAGAATTTGGCAAAGATATTCAGCTTACGGAATCGTTTTATAGTTCGGGTTCTTTAGGTAACTTTAATCTTCAAGTAAACGTTTCTTGTTACAATCAAACTCCTAATAATTATGCCAATCAACAACTCGAATTGGTTTTAATCACCCTTAACAGCGGTATCTTTGTTTGCGAAAAAGGAACTTCGGCGGTGTATACTGGTCTATTGACCAAACAAGATTGTCTCGATGCTTCCAGTCAGCCTGGCATTTCGTCGTCTTCTTTAACTCGAATGGTTGGTGGGTCTTTCTTGGACAAAATCAAATCTGCAATGAGCAACCCTTTGGTCAAAATGCTTATCCCTCAAGTCAAGCAAATCTTAAAAGATCAAGGCGGAGAATACGGCAAAAAAGCTGTTGATTTGGCAAACGCCTTGGGGTATGGCCGAGCTGGTGGACGTCTTTCTCAACACCTCAAGTAAAAAAAAAAAATTAATTTATTATTATCTCTAATAATAAATGTCTAATCAAGAATCTGGTGTTCGTGTTGCTCAAATCTATTCTGCGGACGTTACGTTAGTTGCAGGTAATGTGGCTGTAGCTATTACTGATGCTCGATTCAGTTCTGCACTTTTACCGTCTTCTCAATTTATCGGATGTGTTCGTAAAACAACTGGAGGTACTGTCGGGTCTGTTCGATGTATGATCTCTTCGAGTGCAACTCCCCCCGTTCAAGCATCTACATATAGTTTGAATGTAAACTCTACAAATGTAGCTGACACTAGTGTTTACACAATCTACTGGCGAAATGATTTTGTAGCTCTTGATCCTTCTATAACGGTTTTACCTTGTTAAACAAAGGAGGGAACCGGAGGTTCTATCTTTGTCAACCTTTCTTTAGGGATGAATAGATAATCTTTTATCTCTGGTCTTCCTCTGT